AACAAAACAATTATTGTATGGGTAAAAGCTAATCCTGCTCAAACAGGTTTTTTATTTGAAAAAGGTGCTGTTAATACTCAGTATTCTTTCTTTTTTAATAGTTCTACAACAATGTATTTTAGGAGTAAAGATACAAACCCTGACCACGATATGACAATAAATCCTTCCACTCATTTTAGTTCCTCTTCCTACACTATGGCTATCGCTTGGCAAAGTGGAACTTCAAAAAGAATTTATAAAAATGGATCAACACTAATTTCAAGCACATCTACAGGTAGTGGAGATGGTACTACAAATTCGGCAGGAATAAGAGTTGGGGAATATAACAATAATGGATACCTACTTACAGGTTATATAGGCTTAGTAAAAGTATTTAATAGAGGATTAACAGCAGCAGAAATGGATTTAGAATATGATACCTATAAGACAAGGTTCGGATTATAACACTATGCAAACCCATAGAATACAACCGTTAAAATATGCTGTTATAATAAAGAAAGATATATATATCGAGGGATAATTCATGGCTAATAGAAAACACTTAATTAGAGTTGTTACTACTGCAGGAGATACTACAGGTTTCTCTGAATTTGTCGCAGGTTCCACAGATGGTGGACCTTTAATTCCAAGTTTTACAACAACTCAGAGGGATGCAATATCTTCAGCTACTACAGGCGAAGTTATATTTAATTCCTCGACCTCAAAACTCCAGGTATATAATGGCTCCTCATGGGATTCATTAGAAGCAGGAGATGTTACAGGAGTTACTACTGACGCATTATCAGGTTTATCTGGTGGTGTAGGTTCAGGAGTAGCAGACTTAAATGTAGACATAACAAGACTTGCAGATGGTACTTCTGTAGATGTAGACGAAGATAATGATTTAGTTATGGTCTATGACAACTCAGATACCACACTTAAAAAGATGAACCCTGTCCAACTCAACACTACTGAAGCGTTGCAGTGGATGGGATTATAGGAGAATAAATGGCGATATATACAGCAGCCGAACTAAATGCTAGTGAGACACTTGGTACTACTGAAGCTGAAATATTCAGTAACAGCAACAAGATAATTATCAAGCAACTCATACTTGCAAATTATACAGCTACTGATAGAACAGCACAGATTAAAGTTGTACCAAATGGTGGTTCAACAGGAGATGAGCATATCATTTTCGGAGACATTACTGTGCAAGCTAATACAACACAAGTAATTGACTTGGCAATGGTTGTTGCAGCTAGTGCTTCTATTAGAGGTAAAGCAAGTGCAGCTAGTGCGATTAATGTACATGTTTCTGGCGTAGAGGTTACCTAGTGGCTGAGATACAAGTTCCAGAACCAATCTTTCTCGAAAGACTTGGTGGGGACGAAATATATGGTTTTGGGCAAGACGGAGATGTTACAATCGCATCTAATACAACTCTTACAAGAGATATGTATTACAACAACCTTACAATCAATTCAAGTTGTGATCTAGATACAAACGGATATAAAGTTTTTGTAAAAGGAACTCTTACATTTGCAGATGCATCAGCTCGTATTGGTAGATTCTCTAATAAAACAACTGCAGGAACTCTTAAAGGTGGTTCTGCAGCAGGTACTACTGCAACAGACACACTAGGTGGAGATGCAGGAGATAGTACTTTCAAAGTAGTTTCTTATGACAACTCAAACTCAGTTTTTGAAATAGATGGTACAGACCAAGCAACAATAACTATGTATCATGGTTTAACTTATGAGCTTAACCAAGCTCACTATACAAATAAATATGATTGGAATAATAATGGAACATTAAGTGAGTACACAATAAGACTTTCTACAACTTCAGATGGTACTCATGGTGGTGGTTCAGAATATACAACAGGTGTAACAGTTTCAGGAACTCCTGGAACAGATGGTAAAACAGTTATAGCTGTAACTGATAGCACACCAAGCACTCTGTATTATTATGCAGAAGAAGCCTCAGGTAGAGGTGGACAGATAAATGTTTCTGCTGCTCCATCCCCTACTAATCAATTTTTTTCAGGCACTAATGAATTTTTTAACTTAACAACTGCAATTACAGGTTCTAAGTTTGACCAAGCTACAGGAACTTTCAAAGCTGTAGGTGGTGGTTCTGGTGGCTCCGATGGTACAGAGATGCATGGAGCACAAGAAGGATTACCTGGCAGAGATACAAATTGGGCTAATAGAAATGTTGTTGGTGCAGATGGTGGTAAAGGAACTTCAGGAAATGCTGCTACACCTGGCACAGGAGCTGCAGGTGGTGGAGTTGTTGTAGTTATAGCTAAAACAGTTTCAGGTAATGGAACTATTAGAGCAGATGGAGATGATGGTTCTGCTGCTACACAAGGTACTGCAGGAACACCTGCTCCTGATACACAAACACCTGGTAACACTGTACCAGGAAATAACTATTCTTATGGATACTCCTACCCTGGTAATAATTATTCTTATGGTTATTCTTATCCAGGTAACAACTATTCATATCCAGGTAATACAAACCCTTCATTTACACACTATCACTACAATCATTATCATCCTGGCAACAACCCTTCTCCACCAATAAATAACTATGTTATTCCTGGAAACCCTGGTTCTTCGCATCAGCACTACCATCTACATCCTGGTAATACTAACGCTACAAACTATGGATCAAACAATACAAACTATGGTGCTAACTATGGTTCTAATAACACTAACTATGGTGCAAACTATGGTTCTAATCCAACTACTAGTAACCCTACTAACTATCATCCAGGTGGTGCAGGAGGTGCTGCGGGTAAAGCGAAAGGTGGCTTCAATGCAGGTGGAGGAACTGTTATACTTGTTACAGGAACCAAACCATTACCAGGTTCTTTAACATTAGCTGCTGCTGCAGGTACTTCAGGTGCAGGAACAGCTACAGCAGGAACAGTTGTTACAGTATTTAACATTAATGTAAGCGACACAGACCCAGGAGCATAATATGGCAATAGTAGAAGTAGGAAAAGTACCAACAGCTTTTGAAACATTCGATGTAATACCTGACAGTATTTATGGATCAGGTAATGATGGAAATGTAACTATCTCAGCAAACACTACTTTGTCTAGAGATATGCACTATAACAATTTAACTATCAATGATGATGTTCATCTTAATACTGCAGGATATAGAGTATTCGTAAGAAACTCTCTTATGTTATCAAACACCTCTTCAGAACAAGCTACTTGTTCTTTAGGAAGAAAAGGAGCTGCTAGTTCGTCAGGAACACTTAAAGGTGGGGTTACAGGAAACGCTACTGACAGCGTAGGTGGTGCAGGAAATGGTACAAGTGCAACTGCTCCAACAGAAACAATTAATTATTTTAACCACCCTGATTTAGCTATCCAAGGTTATATAGTTCATGGTGGCGATACTACACCTTCTCCTATCTATGGTGGTTCAGGAGATACAACTAATGCAGGTGGTGGCATTGTAGTTTTATGTGCAAGAAACATTAGTGGTTATGGAACTGTGTACGCCACAGGAGAAAGCACTACAGGTGGAGGAGCAATATTCTTAGTAAGCCAAGATATACCATTAACAGGTTTAGCAACCGATGTTACAGGTTATAACGATGGTAATGTCAAAACCTATAAGGTATAACAATGGCTACTGTAAGAATCTACTACAGTAGAGAAGACCAAGACTACGCAAATCACGAACTTTATGTTTTCCCTGGAATTATAAAACCTCAAGGAGAACTTTTGTTTCCTTCTTCAAATATAGAGGAAGATTACCCTGTTGATTATCCAAGAGAGAAGTATCAATTCACAACTGAAGGTACATTAGCCTATGTAGATGTTAATACTAATGATGCTGAAAATTTTGGTTTTTCAGTTAAAAGAAAAGATTTATATCTTGAATATGGTGGAGAATTATCAGATACAAACTCTGAAGGAGAAATACCTTACGAAGATTATTACAGCTTAATTATGGGTTATGTTTATAACGCTGATACTAAATTTTATTCATCTGTTTATATTAAAGAAAATAGTCAATACTGCTATACAGATGATAGCTATACAGATATTGCAGTAATGTATGGAGAAATGGTCCCAAGAGAAGAAGTTGATTATAGTACTCATGATGAGTGGGAAAATGTATATAAAGACATTAGACTATGGGCAACAGTAGATAGCTATACAACTATAACTTTGCCTGATTCAGAGCAGTATAAATATAATACAGGAGCTCAAAACGAAGAATCATCACAACTCGATATGTTATACTTGAATGGTAAAACTTTTACAGTAGGAGAAAATGATATGGACTTATCAATTAGTGCAGATGCCCTAAATACAGAAAAAGCAGACGCTTTGCAAGTGTTAGAAAAAGCTGTTGCCAATTGTTTATACAAACTAGGAGAAGTCATTGCTGACTTTGATGAAGCTGCTTTTTTAGCAGATGTTGATGCATACAAAGCAACAAAAGAGCAATCTCTTGATGGAACAATAGATTATCTAAAAGTTTGTTTAGACTCTAGAGCTTTATTACTATAAATTAGCAGGAGGGCTAATGCGTAAAATCTATTATGTCCCTGAGGGACAAGATATACTTGATTATCAAGATATTTGGTTAAATCACACTCAAGAAGTACATAATAGTTTGTCTGAAAACATTAAAGAATATGTTAAAGATAAAGATGTAGCTCAATGGGTATTAATACCTGAATATACTTATCCTGAAGTTCCAAAATTAATAAACGATCAAGAATATTATGAATATTTATTTATAGATGATTTTGCTGTGCTTGAAGATAATCCACAGTATGTTATGGAAGCATGGAAACAAAATTTAGACAACCCCAAAGAAGAAGCAATCTTGTATGAAACTTACAATATGCAGTGGGAAAAAGTTCTATACAAATTCTTTACAGATCATATACAGCTACCTAGAGGTTGGTATAAATTAAAATTTAAAAAAGATGGCGAGATTGTAGATTCTATAGATATATCTGTTTATGAAAAACATGAGGACGATACAACTATATACCATAAAAGAGGTAGATGATGTGGAGAGTAGGAGAGCCTAAAGAAGTAGTACCAGGTGTTGTAGCATGGGAAAAAGTCATTGATGTTCCTGATGGAATAATAGATTCAATGAACGAAGAAGTAGATGATTGGAAAGAAAAAGTAGCTAATCTAGGAGACAAACCAGGTAACTACTATACCGTAACAAATGAAAATGGACCTGTTAGGTTTGACCCTGAAAATGATTTTAATAGACAAGAAAATAAAAATTATCTCAAACAAGTACAAGATAACACTCTTAACAAAGTTGCACAATATTTTGAATTATTTCCTGATGTTAAAGAAGAAATAGGTTGGTTTGAAACTTATCAGTACATAACTTATAAACCACCAAAGCATATGAAATATCATAGTGATAATCATGCTACTAGAAACCCTAATACAGGGATGATGTATGTTACTCCATATTTAAGAAGGATTACATGTCTAACATACTTAAATGATGATTTTGATGGTGGAGCTTTGGATTTTAGATATTGGAGTGAAAGAGGATACTTACCTTATAAACCACCTGCAGGTTCTTTAGTAATTATGCCTAGTGGTTTTATGTGGTCTCATGCAACAACACCATTATTGAATGGAAGAAAATCAGCATTTTTAGTAGCTGTATCATCAGGTACAGATTACGACAAGTACCTAGAAACATTAGATATTGAGCAGACAGCTCAAAGGGAGTTCATGTAATGATTGAAAAAGTGATGGGATGTGTAGAGATAACTAATAATTGGTTAACTGAAGAACAAGCACAAAATATAATTAAAACAATAGGAGATGCAGATAGAGAACCTAACTGTCATGCCAAATATAAAAAAGCAGATATAGGTAAGAATGAAGATGGTGGCACTTACAGGTCTAACTATTTAATGCCTATTACTTCTAATGCACATGTAGATGATGGTTCTCCTGAATACAGAACTGCTTTGAAAGAAGGAACTGTTCAGCATATAGAAAATTTAAGAAAAATACACGAACTAATAGGCGAAAAAATGAAAGCAAGTGTTATGGATTATATCGAAAGATATGAGTTTCCTATAGGATTTGATGAAGGATACACAATTCTTAAATACCAAAGTGGTCAAGAATATAAAGCTCACTGCGATTATGCACCACACATACCGAGATATTTATCAGCATTAATACTTTTGAATCCAACTGAATACGAAGGTGGTGGAACATACTTTACACATTTTGATGTAAATGTTAAACCTGAAACACCATCTCTAGTATTGTTTCCTAGTAATTATGCTTATACCCATACAGCTTTACCGGTTGTAAGTGGTACTAAATATGCAATAGTTACTTGGTTAGGTCATCAAATAGACTTTGATGGTATTCCACCAATGTGGTTACCAAACGGAGAAAATAAATATTTTAATAGAGCAGAGTTTAAGTAATGGAAGCAGTAATATTACCAAATTTATTTATAGGAACACAACAAGAAGAGATAACAGCGTTTTATGATCTAGAGCATCCAAGTAATGACCCAAACAATTGGGAGCAAAAAAGAAATGGTATTTGGGAAAAAACTTATTGTAATGTTGCAAAGATGATGCATTTTTCAATGCTAGATAAGATAAGAGATTTAGTAGATGATAAAAGATTATTGCCTTCTTTTTTCTGTATTCAATTTGCAGAAAATGTTGTAGCAACTCCATCTAATGTACACATACATGATGATTCATTACCACAAGATTATGTAGTTGAATACAACCATTACACACAAAATCGTTGGGAAACACAGGTCAATGGAGAGTTTTATAATATTGCAAATGAGACAGCATTGCTTTACAAAGGCTCAGATGAGCACATGGCAATGAGTTATAATGGTGGTATAGCATTAAGAATTAAGTTCTACTTTTCTTACCCTAGTAATTATTTTTATATTATTGGGGAACATCAGATAAATGGAGATATAACTCTCCCATCAGGTAGAAATGTACACGAGCTTAAAAAGGATTGGTACTAATTATGGACATTGCATTAGCAACAGGCGTAACTATAGATTACGATGAAACAGATTTAAAAGAACACAAAAGGTTATCAAACTATGCTTTTTACTCTCCCTCTGTTGAATTCTATCTAAAAGAAGAAAAAGATAATTTAAACAAAGTAATTATTGTTGGAGCAGGTGTTGGTATTTACAGCAAGTATTTAGATAGTGAAGGTGTAGAAACTATAAATATTGAACCTGTTGAGGATAGATTTAACAAACTAGAAGCAAATTTAGAAAATGCAACTAACTACAACAAAGCATGTTCAGATTCGAGTGGTACAGGAACTATGTATTATTTTGACGATGCAAAATCAGGAGCAAAATTAGACATAGACTTTGGAGACAACTCAGAAAGTGTTGATATTATAACTGTCGATAGTTTAGACATTACAGACGCAGATTTAATTGTTATAGATGCTAACGGAAAAGAATACGAAGTTTTACAAGGTTCAGCAGCTAGCATAACACCTTCAAATAAAGTTATCGTAAAATGGAACACAGATATTTGTGAAAGCAAAGATGAATTAGCTTTGTATTTACAAAACTCATCAAAAACATGTTCTATTCTCCATTGGGATTCAACTGACAATTCTATTACAAAAAAAGAACTTGGTACAGCTCAATATCCATGGGATTTGCTTTCTGTAGTTTCTGATGCAGATATATTGATGGAATAATATGTCAAAATGGTGGGAAGCAAAAAAATATAAGAGAATATTAGAAGTCAAAGAACATTCTGTTAAGTATCCTGAAATTCAATTTCTTACAAGTCATCAAGAATATATTGATTTATGTCCTGTAAAGCCTGCTTCTGAGTTTAAAGAGCCTACTTGGTATAGAAATTTACAGCGTGAGTGGACAGAAATGCGTAACGGTGTTGATAGTAAATACCATGATGAAAATTGGGACACAGTTCCTTATAGAGAAAATAGCATGAAAAAATGTCCAACTGTAGCAGACTATATGAACTTAGGATACATAATACCTTTGTGGGTAGATTTAAGAATAGACCACAGACCTTCAACAGGATTTAATTGGTACAATAAGCACGCTTATGACGACACTATAGAAGCAATAACTTCTCATGACCCAAAATCAATAGGTTCTATGCCAATACCTGAAAACAGTTGGTTTACTGCATTAAAGTTTGGAAATCCTTGGGATATTATCACACCACCTGGTTGGTCTGTTATTATTACTCAACCTTGGTATCACAGAAATTTAGAAATAGAAATATTGCCTAGCATTATAGAAACTGATAGCTACCACCAAATGAATATACCTTTTCTATATCATGGTGTTGGAGAAAAAACATTTAGACAGGGTATGCCTTTAATACAGGTAATTCCTATAAAGAGAGAAGAGATACCTGATTATAAAGTTTCAACTAGAGACAAAGAAGACCAAATCTATTACAATAAAAGCAGAGCTGCTGAAAGAACTAAATTTCATGGTTGGTATAGGTGGCTAACTAAAATGAATAAAAAAAGATGGAAAGAAGAGGGTATATTATGAAATGTCCAATGCCTAATCAGTCTAAAATATGGTCTCAACCCTTAAATTTAACAAGAAGAACTGCACCTACAGTAGGGTTTACTGTCCCTAAACCACTTAATCCACAGGGACAAGAAAGTGAAAATAGCTTACCTGATGTAGGTTTTAGAACACCAAGTAAGTTTCTTAAAGCTCCAAATGGTTGTGTATCAACTTTATATATGAGAGAAAGATTGTATGAGGTTAAGTTTCCTTGGAGCAATGTACAAATACATTTAGAAAAAAATCAATTTACAGATCAGGTAGATAGATATGGTGGAATGTCTGCAAGAGCACATTATGGTGGTGCTGTAAAACATTACGGTCCATTTACAGATTTTATACTTGAAGAAAAAGATGCATGGGCTAGTCCTGACATACCTGTCTGCCAAATAGCTCTGCCTTTCATATTATTTACAGACGACCCTGAAGTATGGGTAGATGTTGTACCTAGCGACAGAAATCCTAAATACAATCTTCCAATAGCAACAGTTGGTGGTTTTATGCCTATACATGCATGGACAAGAGGATTGTCTTGGGCTTTCGAATGGCTAGATACAAGTGTTAACAGAATAGATTTAAGTCATGACTATACAATGTTTAATCTATTGTTTTCAAAACCTGTGAAGTTAGAGTATGTAGAGTGGACAGAAGATATGAGTAAACAGTGGCATCAGATAGTTAATGTTTCTAAAAACAGAAGAGAAACAAATCAGCTTTACCCTACAGCATTAGAAAGAAGACAAAAAAGATTATTACCTAGGAAAAAATGGTTCGGAAAATAAAAACAAAGAACATTGAGTTCATAACTACAGTACCACCTTTAGTAGATATAGCTCCACCTGTTCCTGCAAGTCAAATGATTCCCAAATGGTTCGATATGCTTAGTAATGATATTCCTGACTTTTCAGGTCCATTCCCAAGAGTAGGAGATTGGATAAAAGAATTTACAGGACATACAATTAAAAAATGCCCTGCTGTTATAGATTATCTTACTGAAGGGTACATTATTCCTTTGTGGTGCGACTTGTTAATACAAAAACATGGAGAAGAATTACATTGGGAGAATCATAAACAAGACTACGGTCAAATAGAGTTTCATAACTATGAACAAGCACAAACATATCCTTTTGAAGAAGGAGACCACAGACACCCATTAAAATTTATTAGTCCTTGGTTTTTTAAAACACCACCTGGTTGGTCAACAATGTTTATACCACCATTACTAGAGAGGAATGAACATTTTACTTTGATACCAGGTATTGTTGAGACAGATAGCTTTCATCAAATAAACTTTCCAGGTATTTGGCATACTCAGGGAGACACTATCCTCAAAAGAGGTATGCCTTTCTTACATGTGATACCATTTAAAAGAGAGAAAAAACCCAAACTACTTGTAAGAAAATCTACACAAGATGATATGGATATGATTAGAGACGAACAAACATCTCTTCGTTCTAAATTTACAGGTGGATATAGGGAAATAACTAGAAGATTTAGAAAGTCAATATGAAAGTATGGATAGATCAAGATTTATGTACAGGAGATGGTTTATGTGCAGAGATAGCTCCTGATGTATTTGTCATGCAAAATGATGGTTTAGCTTATGTCCAAGAAACAGTCGGTAATTTTGGAGACCTTAAAATATTTAGTGCTAATCATGGTAATGACCAAGGTGCTGAAGGTCTTGCTAGAGTACCTAAAGGGCAAGAAGATATAGTATTAGAGTCAGCAGAGGAGTGTCCAGGCGAGTGCATATTCATTGAGTTATAATTAATTATGGTAAATAATTACAACTTAGAGTATGAACTGCTTAGAAGAAGTAAAGTTACTGATAGGGCTCCAAAATCCACAGTTGATAAGCCTACAGCTAACACTTACAGCGATTCTAAAAAAACAGACAAATAATTACACATAAATACCAATAATCCACAATAGTTCGGTTATAATACATCATGAAGGCGACCTAAGTTCGACCCAAAAAAGGAGAATAATGGCTGATAACGAAAATACCACAGTTAATCAAGAAAATATTGAGTCTTTTGTAGAGCAATATAATGTTCTTGTAGGCGAAAAGAATAATCTTTTAGCTATTCTTAACGAAATGAAGCTAGCAGCAGGGAATCACTCTGTTGAAATTGCTAGCAGAGACGCTGAGATAAAAAGATTAAATGCCTTGTTACAACAAGTAGCAGGTGGTAATCAAAAAGCTAATACAGAAGAGGAATAGGGCTTATCATGTCAGTACAGGGCAGTGAATCATTCTTAGAGAAAGCAAGACTACAAGCAGCAAAAAGACCCAAATCTCAACGCTCAAAAGTAGATATCTTACTTGAAGAATTATCTGAAGAACCTGAGTTAGCAAGTGATGTGCAAGAAGCATTAAATGACTTGTCGATATCTGCATCTAATCTAGCAATAGTCATGAAAGAATTTAATTTTAATATTTCAGACTCTTCTATCAAGCGTTGGAGGGCATCAAATGTCAAGTGAATTTTCTAAAAGAGTAGAGGACCTGAGAAAGGCACAACAAGATGTGTCTCAGGTACCAAAAGCAAGAAAAGATTACCCTACGGGTTTCGAACCAGGAGTAAAGTGGGACGAGAAATCTAAAAAAGGAACTGCAACCACTGAAGGACTTCCCAAGAAAATAACTTCTTGGGATTTTTTATTAGAAGAGTGGGGATTTAATCCTGAAGAGTTTGAAGTCGATGGCGATACAGTTCAATATAGAGCATGGGATACCAACATGGGTCAAGGTAATACCCAAAGAATGCACTATTACAAAGTCGATATTATCAAAAAAGGAGCATCTAATATATATGATCCTGCTCCACTAATTGAGGCAATAAAAAAGTATAAAGCACCGAAAAAAACCGTTGAAAAGGGAGACAATGCGTTTTTAGTTGCACTATCAGATTGGCAACTAGGAAAAGAGGATGGAGATGGCATAGAAGGAGTTACAGAAAGAGTACTCCGTGGTATTGATGATGTCGTAACTAGAGTTAAATTCTTAAGAAAAGGTGGCATGAAAATAGGTAAATTAGTCATCAGTTCCTTAGGGGATATAATCGAAGGGTGTAATGGCTTCTACGAAATGCAAACCTTCTCAGTCCAAATAAATCAACGAGATCAGATAAATATTGGTTCTAATTTAATGATGGAATGCATTAAGAAGTGGGCACCTTTATTTGATGAAGTCTTAGTAGTCGCAGTTGGTGGTAACCATGGAGAAAATAGAAATGGTTCAGGTAAAGCTTATACAAATTTTGGAGACAACTTTGATTTATTACTAGCAGACCAAGTAGCAAGAATATGTGCAGCTAACAAAAAAGCGTTTGGTCATGTAAAGTTTTATATTCCTGACGAAGATTTAGATGTAACTTTAGATGTAAATGGTACAACTATCGCATTTGCACATGGTCATCAATTTAGAAGAGGTGCAGGAGGTGCATCTCAAAAGGCTTTTGCATGGTGGAAAAATCAATCTGTGGCAGATTTGCCTGCAGGTGGTGCTGATGTACTTTTATCAGCTCATTTTCATCATTTTTCTATGCTACAAGAGTATGGAAAGACACATATACAAGCTCCTGCCTTAGATGGTGGGTCTTTATGGGTGCAAAATACTCTAGGATTAACGACAAATCCAGGAATATTGACCTTTTGCGTCAATAAGAACGGTGTCCATAACCTAGAAATACTGTAAAACAAACAACTATAATAGGAATGTATGAAGTTAGAAGTATTAAGAATCAGTTCTCAAGCAGATTCTACTAGTGGAATACTGTTTGATGTTACAGATGGGAAACGCCAATTCCTCTGCTACACGGTCGAGGACGAATACAGGGCAGAAAAAGTGAAACATGAGACGAGAATACCTGAAGGATCATACAAGTTAACGCTTCGTAGCGAAGGTGGTTTTCACTCAAGATACACTGCAAAATATGGCTCTGATTGGCACAAGGGAATGATTTATGTAAACTCCGTTCCGGGGTTTGAATATATATTATGGCACACGGGGAATACAGACGAATCGACATCTGGTTGTTTAATTTTGGGAGACTCTCAAACAAGCAATTTAGTACAAAAAGATGGATTTGTCGGCTCATCCGTAAATGCGTATAAAAAGGTCTATCCGATTGTGAGAGATGCTATATTAAGTGGCGAAAAAGTTACAGTCGAATACATAGACTACGATTACATCGAAGGCAAAAAGCCTTCCGAACCTGAAAAAACTGTTGTTTGGGATTTTTCAGATATTCCAGACTTTCCTGGGGACATTATGGTTACATCCCCTCTTACAAAGAGTGATGATGTAAAAAAATGGCAGGAACAAGTTGGTCTATCTGCTGATGGATGGTTTGGCAATGGAAGTAAAAGCAAAGTAATACAAATACAAAACGAGAATGATTGGGAACCTACAGGGGTTCTTGATTTGGATGTTTGGAAGTATTCCTTTGCAAAAAAGAGCTGAACGACAAGTACCACCTTGGGTTGGTAGAAATTTTAAATTAACTTATCCAAGAATGCGTGGAGATGACATTTCTGCATGGCAAGACCAAGCAGGAGGCGTTGTAGTCAACGGATGGTATGAAGAGCAAGATGTAGAAAGATGCAAACAAATCCAAATAAATAACGGGTTAGTTCCAGACGGTATAGTTGGACCACAAACATGGTATGCGACTTTCTCAAAAAAAGGAGAATAATTATGGCAGACTATTGGAGAACTGCACTTATTAGAGGAGCAAGAACAGCAGCACAGGCTTTTGTAGCCGTGATGATGGCAAATCAAGCAGGAATGTTTGAAGCCGATGTTATGATGGCTGCTCTAGTAGCAGGAGCATCTGCATTAATTTCTGTAGTACAGAATGCAATTGAAGATGCACCATTTCCATTTATGTCAAAAATCCCGAAGGGATAATTGACTAGAAATATATAGTATAATTTATATAGATGGGCGAGGTTTTTACCTCGCCTTTTCTATATACAGGAGGAATTAATGGTAGAAAGAGTAATGAGTAATAGTCAACTTTTTGTAAACATAATCAAAAGAATAGTTGCAGTATTTATTGCACAAGCACTATCAATACTTGGTGCTGGCTCTTTAGTTGGTATAGATGTTTATCAGTCTGCTCTCTTAGCAGGAATAATGGGTGTTGCTCATGTAGTAGAGATGCTCGCAAGAAAATATATAGATGATGGAAAAATTACTTTAGAAGAAGTTAATGAGGTTTTCAATAGCGTACCTACTAGAAAGTAGGACATGCTTAAAAAGATTAATACGGCTTTACGCCTACTAGTTGTTGCTTTACTCATATATCCTTTTCCAATAGCATTTGCAACTGAAGTTCAAGTAAACGAAGGATTTGAAGATTCAACATATGAAGCAGGTTTTACAATATCTGCTACTTCTGATCCTATACAAATATATTCTGCTGAAATAAATCAATATGGAACAACAGGTTCATCTGCAGGCGTATGTCATATGAATAATAGTTGTACTGCTGAATATACAATTGAGTTCTCAAGTGATATAGATGTCTATGAAGTAGGTTTTATATTAGGTGCAGTAAATCAAGCTTATGCAGTTATTTGGCATTACTCAGATGGGACAACAGAAACAGAAAACAAATCTGCACAAAGTAATTCAAATCTATCAACTATGTATGATGACCTCTACAAATCTTTTACTGATTACAATGCAGATGAAAATAATACAGATAAATTTATTACTAAGTTTGTATTAGATATTCATGATTGGTCTTTGTTTGATACTTTTTATTTTCAATATGATGATGCAGTAGCTACAGGTAGTTTTGCTGCTACTACAACTACGACTACTACTACCACCACGACTACTACGACTACAACTACTACGACTTTACCAACAGTAGGTGTACCTACAAATTTTAGTGTTACAAAAAATGATAATGGCTCAATAACTGTAGATTGGGATGCACCTACTACAGGCAATACAACTCCTGATAGATATACAGTTCGATATGGAGACAATGGAGTATTAGACCAAAACCCAAACACCACTGACACAGAAATGACTTTTACAAGAAGCGATTTAGAGACAGCTTTAGGCTTAAGTAATAGTGAAGACATAGCTTATATGTTTAGTGTAAAAGCAGAAAATGTTGCACAATCAATAGAGTCTGCGTTTACTGATGTAGTAACAATAAGTATTGGTAAAAGCCCTAGTGGTGTTGGTAATAACTATACAATTACAGAATCTACTAGTGGTATTACAGTAGATTGGGATGCCCCTACAAGTAATTGGGTTGATATAGGTGGATATAGAATATTAGTCGCTGAAACTTATGATGCAGACTATAGTGCAAACACCTGGTTTGAAGTCTATAGAAGTACAGATACATCTACTACTGAATTTACTTTGCCTTGGGTAGATAACAGTGAGGCAATAGATTACACAACTTTAAATGGTACTTATTACTACCGAATATCTACTTGTGCAAGTTCATGGTGGTGTAATGATGTCGAGGCAACTTATACAGTAGATAATACTCTTGGACCACCAATGAATCCTACAGTAGAAAATGTTTACAACAGTGGTGTATTAGTTGAATGGGATGCACCCAATACAGGTACTAGAACTGCAACTACATATGAATTATATTATAGAACAAGTGCAGAGAACGAAACTGTTGTTTATAACATTACAGAAACAAGTTATACTATCCCTTATAGTGCAATTGCTAACGGAACTTGGGAATTTTCAATCAGAGGTTATAACTCTGTCTATAATGTGTATTCTGGTTATTCTACTGAGCCATCGTTAGAAGTATTCAATCGAAAAGCACAAGATGACTATGACGCTGAACAAAAGCGTAAAGCTGAAGAAGAAGCAGAAAGACAACGCCAAGCTGAACTACAGCGTCAAAGAGATAAAAACTTATCTGAAACAGGTTATTCAGAAACAGATCAGGAGCGTTCTGATAGAGAATATAGAGAAGAACAAGAGCGTTTAGCTGAATTACAAAGACAGCGTGATAAAAATGCTTCTGAGACAGGATATTCTGAGACTGACCAAGAGCGTGCTGATAGAGAACAGCGTGAGTATGAAGAAGAACAAGCTCGTTTACAAGCAGAAAGAGAAAAAAACTATGCCGAAACAGGTTACATGGAACTTGATGACGAGCGTGAAGCTAGGGAGTTAGCTGAAGAAAAGGCTCGTATTGAAGAAGAAATTAAAAATTCTGTAGTTATTCCTATAGAAACTGAGACTGATGAAGATGGTAATGTAGTTGAAGTAGAGCTAACTGAAGAAGAAGAGAAGGAATTAGAAGAATTAGTTGATGCTATTATAGACATTAAGAATAATGTAGATTTTACGGAGTTTGAACTTGAAGACGAAATTATTGAAATTGATATTGACTTGGAAAATGTTGTCGTTGTCATTGAACCAATTGAAGAAGATAAACCTGAACAGCCTGAGACCGACCCACTTGATAGTGAAGAGGGAGATAAAGAGGTACAACCAGAGCAAGTCTTCGAACAAACCAAGTCAGAAGAAGAACTTGAGGATTTATCTGAAGAGGAGCTTGAGGAATATAAAGAAGAGCGTAAAGAAGTTGTCGAAGCCTATGTTGAGGAACTAGAAGAAGAGATTATCGAAGAAGTCTTACCTGAGACTGTAACTGTAGAAGAGTTCAAAGAAATCAAAGAAAAAGATGTTGAGGAACTTACCGAAGAAGAAGTAGCTATTGTCGTAGAAGTTGCTACTGAAGTTATTGAAGAAGTTGTAGATACAGAAGAACTTACAGAAGTTATAGAAGCAGAAGATATCGTAATACTTGAAGAAGAAGAGTTAGAAGATTTATCTGAGGAAGAACTTGAGGCTTACGAAGAAGAGCTAGAAGAAGTTATTGAGGAGTTCGTTGAAGAGCTTGAAACTGAAGAACTTGTTGTAGTTGTTGAACAGATAGCAGAAGTTGGTGTAGAAAACTTAGCAGTAGCTGATGAACAAACTATAAAAGTTGTACAGGCAGTTGTTGCAGAAGTAGTTGATACAGAAACTGTAGAAGAATTATCAGAAGAAGAAGTAGAAGCAGTTGCTGAAGTCCTTGGTTTTGAAGAAGAAGAAGATGTTCAGATTATCGCTGAAGCTGCAGCTAAAGAAGAAGTTGTTGCAGAAGCAGTTAGTGAATATGTAGAAAGAGCCGTTGAAAACGCTGATGTAGAGAACTATACCCTTGCAGATGTTGTTACCGAAGTGCAACTCGAAGCCTTCATCAGCGACCCGGTAGCTGTTATAATAGATATAGATTTAGATAATATCACTATATCCGAATTGGGTAGTGATATGACAAGCGATCAGAAGGAGAAAGCACAAGAGGTTGTAGTCCCCGTGATTATAGCTTCACAAATTATAGCTAACGCAGGAGCGTTGATTAGGAGACCATTTTGAAATTAATTAAAAAAGTGGTAGGGCTTCTAAACAATTTACTAGGATTACCATACAACATTGTTAAATGGTTAATCATAAATATATACAAGGTTTTAAAAGAGATACCTAAATATATAAATAAAGGTATCGATATATTCATCCAAATAATAAAAGGCATAGTGTCTTTAATTGTTAAACCATTTCCATGGATGTGGAAACTTATAAAGAAAATAAATATAAAAGCAATAATTAAATGGATTGTTGATGTTGTAAAAGAATCAATAGCACAGATATTTACTTTGCTTGGTTTCTTTATAGCCTGGTTTACTCTTACAGGAACTGCACAAGATATAGTAGGTATCGCAATAATTGTATCTACTGTAATATGGTTACTTACCATAAGGTTAAGAGATTAATATGTGCATGGTTACTGAAAAAGAAGACGGTTCATTTGTTCAGATTTGCAATTGTGAACATGGAAGCACTTGTTGTAAGGACAACTAATGGCAGATCATAAAGCAAATGGATTAACACAGAAGGAGCTAAGTCTTTTAATATTGGAAGGTCAAGATAAAATCAATGAACGCATTGACCAATTACACGAAAAGGTCAATCAGAAAATTTCAAGAGCAGAACTCAGTGGCTGGTTAG